CTTCTCCTATTACTGCATAGCGTGGCCAGCTAGGGCTGGCACGATAAGCCTCAAAGGCACGGCGATTAACAAACTGAAGAATGTTGTTCTTTTCTTCGGTGGTAAAGTTACCTACACCCGAAAGTGCAACTATTAAATTATATAGGTCAGTGTAGGATTTAATCTGCATTAGAGCTTATTGGGTGTAAGGTCTGAAAAATTCTTTTGGAAATAAGTAAGGAACTCCTTGGAGTGCACTGTCTCTTGTCCGTACTTCTTTATAAGTCGGAAGTACTCACGGTGCGGGATAGTTGCTACGCAACGCCCTAGTACTGGGTGCACCTTTCCTCGTTGTTCTGTAGCTTCTTTACGAGCCTGGTTTACACGATTGACTTCCGTCCGTTTCTCAAGTGCAAATCCGTTTTTGATTTCATCCATAAAGGCCTTGTTGACCTCTTCGTCAGAATAAGTAGGAGCTTTTGTGATTATTTCCATTGTTTAGAATTAAAGGTAAAAAGGGAGAAAGACAATATAAATCTGGCTCCCCGAAATTTCAGCAAGGATTACTGAGTGATCTTACCGTGAGCCTGCGGGTGGTATACACCGAGGGTCAATGTGCAATCGCAGAATCCACGCTCGCCTCCACCTTCGTTAGGCAGACGAGTTGAACCCATAGGGATCAGTTCGTGCACGCCGTAGTACTCAGGGTTGATGAGGTAGCCGTCATTGAAGTCAGTACCGCCAGCAATAGTTGCAGGAGCAGTGTCTGGGTTCATATTGACGATGGACACGATGCCGTGGTCACTTTGGTAAAGCTCGACAGAGAGTTTGATCTCAGCCTTGTTACCGTCGTAGTTAACGCTACGGATGTTTTCAGTAGCTCCAGCAGATACACGAGCGAAGTCAGCAATAGTGCGACGAAGGCCAGTGTCAGCAACAAGCATAAGGTTGTTGGAGCTGCCAGTCTTACGGTAGATCGAAGAGATCATATCGTTAAGAGCTTCTTCACCAAAGGCACCTTGTGTGCTGATGTCATAGATCGAAGCAGCAGGAGTGCGGAAGTTCGCAGGAACGTCAGCAGGACCAGCAGAGTCGATCCAGTCACCAAGACCACGAAGGCCATAAGGTGTACCAGCACCGTCTTCTACGCTGCGGTCTTGTGTACCGATCAGTGTAGCTTCGATGTCACGCTTGAGTTCACGGATAGCTTTTGCTTCAGCTTGTGCAACCTTAGCTGGGCCTACGCTGTCAACAGCTTCTTGAAGGTCAGAAACCTTGAAGTTGCGGCGGAACTTTTGGACGTAGTTACCAAGGCGAGCACGGCCAGCGAACTGGTCAGTGAAAGAAGATACGTCTGCACCTTCGTCTACACCTGCAGTGCTAGGAGCAGCAAGTACGTCTACAGTCCACTCAGTGAATGTAGCACTTGACTTCTGCTTAGAAGCAGATGAAAGGACAGGAGTTTCTTCGGGAGCCAAGATGGTAAGTACATCTGTGAGGTCTTCACGATTAGAAACAGCGGAACCAGGATTAGTGGTGTCGAATGTATTTGAGAATGCCATAATATTTTATGATTTAATTAGATTATCTATTTTGTAGTTGAAGTGTTCTGAGAGTAATAAAGTCACTTTTGTTCCCTGATTGCTTAAACTGAGTACTCAAGTTCTTGATTGATTTACTTGCACGACTTGCAGGCTTTTCTGAGCCTGCTGCACTAGGTGTAGAAGTACTAGAAGGGTTGAGCCTTACTTTAGGCTTTGCGCTTTTAACTTCTTTTCGCCCGTAGATACTGTTAGCTGCGTGCGCTAGTAGATATGGCATCTGAGCCTTAACGTCAGCGGGAAGGCTAGTCATTAATGTTTCGACCCTGGGGTCTTGCATAATGGCCTGGTATTCACGCCGTGTGTCGTTGTCTTCACCTGTCATCCAAGGTAACTCAGCTTCAGCCTGAGCACTGAGGTGCTCCTGCATTTGTTTGCTTTGTTCAATCTTTTGGATTTCCTCCAGGCGAGCAGGAAGGAATTTGTCACGGGCTTTACGTGCCTGCAATAAAGCATTGCGGACATCGGCCTTAGTCATCTCCTTGCCTTCGACTTCTGTGACTACATCATCAGCTTCATATCCATCTGCATTGAACATAATGTCCTCTGCCCATTCAATGACGTTACTAGCATCCGTTGCCTTAGCTTGTAGATCCTCAAGGGTGTCTACGCTGTCGAACGGATTGTTCTTAACTTCCTTCTTGGGTTGCAGTGGATTGCTTTGCTCGGCAGAAAGTTTAGCTTCAATTTGTTGTAGCTTTTCTTCTGCTGCCTTGCGTTTAGCTGTGAGTTCTCCAAAGCGGGCTACTGCACGGCTGCCTAGCTTGTCAGCTAGTTCCCGCAATTCCCCTTCGGACATATCATCTAAATCAATCTGAGAAAGAACTTGCTCGTCTGATTCAGCTTCGGACTCTTCGTCTTCAGTACTCTCGTCTGATTCCTCGGTGTCTTCTACTTCTTCAGTCGCAATTTCGTCGGCTACCTCTTCCTCAACCTCAGGGGCTTCTTGCTCCTCTGGTTCAGGGGTTGGTTGCCCCAAGCGTTGGATCGCAAAATCTTCCGCTGTTATATTTGTCTTTTCCGCTGTAGAGTTTTCGGGTTCAGCGTTTCCCGTTGTGACTTCGTTGTTCATATAATTCCACTCTTCAACGCCGAGCGATAGCTATGTTTTGCATTATAGCACACGAAATGCGTGCTATGAAATTATTCGGTAGCCGAAGGCTGGCCCCAGGTAGACATTGTCAATATCTGATCGTAACTAAGGATACGCCCTGACAGTTGCTGGATCTTGTCGGTTGGAGCGTCGTGCATTTCTGCGATGCACTCTTCCCTTAATTCATTGATTAATTCAATGAAGCGTTGGAACTGATCGTGCCGCTGCAGGTGCTCTATGTCTTGTTCGATTGTTGGCTTTTCCATATTAGTATTGAGGCATTGCTTGAGTTTGTACTTCACCCATCTGTGCTGGGGTTGTACCTATGCGGCCGATCTCGGCGTTCTGCATTTGCTGCATCTGGAACTGATACTGACCAGCGTACTTCTGTAGACGTTCAGCAAAGGCTTCGTCCTCTTGTAGCTTCTGCTGGATGTCAGGCTGCTCTCCGTACTGCTGTAGTACCTGCATAGCAATCTGCCCACCGTTTGAACGTGCTGGCATTTCTATACCAGCGTAGATCTTGGTAAGGTCGTCAGTGACATCCTTAACCACTTGCTGCTGAGCATCTTCTACTGGTGAAAGCACAGAGTCCGCAAGGATAGGATCAATAGATCCTGCGAGTACAGCAATTAACTTGTCAACGTCTATACGGCCATTGCGGTCCAGTTGGATGAGCTGGGTCATTTGAGCCAGTTTAACTTCCTGCGACTTAGGATCTGTATTCAGTACGTCGTAGTTAATCGTGATATCAAAGTTAGCGTCAGGGTTACCTCGGTCCATAACTTGTGGATCAGGGATACCAGTTACACGGAAGAAGATCTCGTCTGGTCCGAAACGCTGGAAGCAGCGGTAAGCCATACGCATAACCTCTGCATTGTGCTGCAGGAACTTGTCTACAAGGAACTGCTTGCGAATACTAGAGATCTGTGAGTCCTCGTCTAGTCCTACCAGGCGGTCCGCCTGGGTAGACTGATTGACTTCCATTTCTATTGAACCCTGATTAAATGCAGGCGTAGGCGCAAAGTCTAAGTCACCTTTACGGCGATATGGAATCATACGCCCTGGACCCCAGTCGCTGGGTGCCTGTCCTACTGGGTGCAGGATAGGCGGTAATGTAGCTAGACTGTTGCGGTCAATGCGAGAGTCCCGCTCTACCTTTACTTGGTTCTGAATGCCACGTAGTAAGTCAGGTACAGTAGTTGTATCGTATAGACGCTTGCTGTCTTCAGACAGCTTAGTGACTACAACTGGGTAGTCCTCGTAACCGTTAAGCAGTTCACGCTTTGCAAACGCTGGTGCTTCTCCGTTACCTCCGTCGTATTCCTTGTGGAATACTGTGCAGTAGATACCTTCTGCTCCATCTTCAGGATCGACCAGCCGCTGGTACGCATACACGATTTCTATTAGTTCATTTGCTTCGTAAGCATTATCGGTCAAGCTTGTACTGCGGCGGCCTTCCTGTTCTCTTTCAATGCTATCAATGTTTACCCCTCGGTAGTGCTCAATGACGTAGTCAACAAAGTCAGCGTCCCATCCTGCTGTTGCTACCTTGTTCTCGAGTTCTTGAGCTGTATAGTAAGTCTTCCAGAAGCAGTAAGGTGCTCGCTGTGGATCAGTTACATACGGAGGAAAAAAGAAGTCCCCATCTGGGGCAAGTGTCTTAATCTCTGGTGCGTCAACCTGTCGGCGAACAACAGGAAGCTCCGCTTCCCCTGTGTCCCGAAGTTCCTTGAGGGCCTTCTTTGCTCGCTTCTCGGTGACTCCTTCAAAGATGTTTTGTAAAATAAATACTAGCTCGTCGTCCTTTTCACCTGACTGCACTGCACCAAAAATATTTGGATCTAGTTCTGCAATCTGATCCAGTGTAAGCTTTTGCAGGAACTGGCGGTCCTCGGTGTGCCAGCCGACGTAAGTAATAAGGAGGCCTCGCTCTAGCAGGTAATTGGCACCTAGTTCCATTTCACGCTTGTAGCGTGGGATATATCCGCTGGTGGTCATCCACTTAAGGAAGGACGAAACAATTTCTGCACGGGAAATATCGTTGGATTCCACTGGGTACGCCCGAATGTTGGAACGATTCAGGGAAGACATAAACAAAGAAACCAGGCGTGTAATACGCTCGTCGATTACGTGGCTCTCTGTGTCTGATGCTCCCTCCCAAGGAAAAGCATCTGCTCCGTGCTTGCGGTGATCTCGGCTCTTGCCTGGCCACCAGTTGCGGCGGTCGTCATAACTAGTACGGCACAAATCAAAGTATGCCTCCAGTTCGTTTACTGTTTCATCGTATGCGTTGCGTAAAGCAGCAATGTCTGGAGATGCGTCAACGTAAGTCAACGCCTCGAAAGTAGATTTATTTTGCATTTAGTTTTTTTCTAACAGATTTAGCCATCTCGTGAATGTAACCTTTGTGAACACCAATTCTATCACATAATTCCTGTGGTCGCATTGGTTGGTCTAATTGATGCTTTGCGTAGCGGTTCAAGTACTCCCAGGCAGCCAGTCGGTCTACCTGCTCTTCGATCCATTCTGGATCGAGCGTAATGTCTTCTTCGGGCAAATTCATTTTACATAGCGGTAAGATGTTCCTCTGTCATCAGTGATAGCCTCTACGTTTACGTTCTTACCCTCGGTAAGAAAGTTCTCCAGCTTGCGAGGGATGACCGCTGGTACCTTCTTCTTGATCTCTTTGATGTACACGTAGATGTAACTTCGGTTGGGTGCCTTGGAGTGCACTACTCCTCGGTAACGCTTAGGTGTAAGCTCGGGGATGTCTACGGCTTTCTCTAGTAAGTCCTGGCCTTCTTCGTTAATCCATCTGGCGTAGCCAGTACCAGTGACGGTATGCTCTGGTAGTTTGCTTTCTACTAGTTCAATAAGGTAGTCCAGCTCTACGCTGTGCTCCTCGGCAATTGTCTGTACTCGTTTCTTAGGCATATTAATATCCTCCTTGATTTGTTCTTGTTGTTTGCATTGAGGCATTAGACATAAAGTCTGGGCCTTCTCCGCTGTTTGACATTCGCAAATATCGGATAACGTCAAAGAAATCCTTCAGTGGCTCGTCGGCCTTGCCTTGCGAGTTGTAGTTAATAAGGCTGTCGATGAGGTTTCCGCAGTCCTTATGGATGTAGCACAGGGGCCTGTTAGCTTCGTCTACCCCTACGTTCGGGTTATAGTTAAACCAATCGTCTAGGGCAGTAATGCCCTGGTCTTCCATTGCTCCATTGGACGGCACAAAGCTTAGACCGAAGTCGTAAAAGGAAGTAAACAGGTCGTCATTGTTTTCGTTTTCTTTAGCAAAGAAACGGGAGTCCCCGATTCTCTCGGTTACTTCTATGCCGAGGTCCTCTTCTATTTCATTAAACAGCTCGCAGTATCCCTCTACGTTGAGGCCTACCTTCTTAGATGCAGGGCCGTACCTCCACTTAGGATCCCCAAAGATTGCCCATTCTCCGAAGGTATCACGGTCAGGCCACTCCTTGCGGATGTATACCTCGCCGTGCTCGTTGACTCCAGCCCATATGCAGGTGTAGTTCCTTGCGCCAGCGGGGTCAACTACCTGGTAGCAGGTGAACTGTGACTTATCCGAAATGTCGGGGAACGTCATCTCGTACTTATTTGGCTCCTCTGATAGTACGTTTACCTCAGTATTGAAGAATGGTAATAAAGCATTAGCGGACTTAACAGGTAAACCATAGGCACGAACCTTGATCTCATCATCAGGGCGACCAGCTAGGTCCTTTGCAATTCGCTCATAGCCACCAAAGGGGTTCTCGTCCGAGTGCAGGTAGATCACAGC